TGATTTTTGTTATGACGCATTGTTCAATGCATGTATGGTAGAGGCAATGATGTTCATGAAAAACTATAGTGCTATTACTTTGTTTGAACAAAGATATGCACAATCACTAGAAACTTTACGTAACCAAGCAAGACGCACACGTAGAGACGACATGGCAATGCCAGCAAGTCGTGCAGGTGCTGATGATAATCTAATTGTAGGAGCAAACTAAAATGTTTAAAAAGATGTTAAAGGGAAGTGGTGTTGCTACTCCACAAGCAGGAGGCTCATCTAGCATGGGTGCTGGGAAAGGCATGGGTGCTGGAGTTAAAATGATGGAACAACTAGGTGCTTTAAAAAGTGGTACAGGTGGAGGCCAGATGAAAGAAATGCTGGATAAGCTACCACCAGAAGAACGTGAAAAGATTCTACGCCAGCTTGGTATGACTGGTGTTAAAAAAGGCGGTAAGGTTTCTAAAGCCAAAGCTAAATCAAAACCTATGCCAGTCAAACGCAAAGCTAAAAAGACTGTTAAGAAACAGTCAGGCCACAACAGGTTATATTAAGGAGAAAATAAAATGGCTAAATATGAAGTAGTAAAAGGTGATACAGTATCACAGATTGCAGATCGTATGGGTGTACGTGTTCAAGATATTATTGCCGCTAACCCAAATCTTGCAGATGTAAACAAGATCCGCATAGGTCAATCGTTAAATATCCCTGCTCCTAAAAAGGGTAAAAACATTGGCTCACAAGGTCCATACGGTCGTACATCTCAAACTGAAATGAACATGATGAACCGTAAGGACGATAGCTACACACGTGGTGTTCGTGCTAAAATGAAAGCTGGTGCAGAGACTACACCCACACCTAAAAAAGCTGCAGCAACTAAAGCGGCTAAAAGTTCTGCTACACCTGGTATGACAAAAGCAAAAGCTATGATGGCAATGCCAAAGTCAAAGAAAGATATGCAAGCTAAAGCTGCTAAATCTAAAGCCGCTAAGTCAGCTTCACTAAAACCTGTTACATCAGCTATGAATAAGAAGCTTGATGAAATGCGTTCACGTTTTCGTAATAAGTCTTACGGTGGTAAGATGGTTAAGAAAAACAAAGGTGGCGGTATGGGTTGTGGAGCCGCTATGCGTGGGTTTGGTGCAGTGAGGAAATCATAATGGCTACACCCAATCAGTACAAAGGTTTTGCAAAATTACCAGAAGCTGTTCAACAAAAAATGGACCCAGAAAAAGCTGCTATGTATTATAAAGGTGGCAAGGTTGGTTGCGTAGCTCGTCAGGTAAAAGGTTTTGGTAAAGCTCGTAGGAGAAAGAACAATGGCTGATAAAAAATCTAAAGAAGATAAAGAGTACGAAGATCTGATGCGAGAAGTAGAGCAAGCTCAAAATGATAAGTTTCTTCTTGACGAAGACTTTGACGAAATGGGTTATGCCTACGGTGGTAAAGTTATGAAAAGAAAGGTTGGCGGTCATATGCGTGGATATGGTGTAGCTCGCCCAAAACTTCAAAGACCCTAACAATGCCACTTAAATCAGGTAAGTCACCCAAAACAATTAGTCGTAATATACGTACTGAAGTAGCTGCAGGTAAACCACGTAAACAGGCCATAGCCATTGCCTTGTCTAAAGCTGGTAAATCTAAGACTACTGCTACGGCTAAAAAGGGTGGCAGACCTACCAAGAAGAAAAAAACAAAGAGCCGTGTAAACGAGGCGGGTAATTATACCAAACCTGCATTACGTAAACGTATTGTGGCTCAAGTTAAAGCTAGTGACAAAGGAGGCGCACCTGGTCAATGGTCGGCTCGTAAAGCCCAAAGAGTTGCACAACTTTATAAGAAAGCTGGCGGGGGATATAAAAACTAATGGCACCACGTAATCATAAAGATTGGACTAAAGCACCAAAGGTAGAGTATATTAATTCTCTTATTTATTCTGACCAAAGTTTATTTGAGCAGGAACAAGAAAACATATTTTCTAAAGTATGGGTTCCAGTTTGTCATATGTCAGAGATTTCAGAACCAGGAAATTTTAGAACTATGAGTATAGCTGGAGTGAATATTGTTGTTTATAATTTTAACGATGAAGAAGTAAGAGCTTACAGAAATTATGATGTAGAACAAGTATCTGGATGTTTTTTTGCTCCTATAGTAACGTCAGAACCTAGATTGCATTGTGAGGTAAAACATGGACAGATGGTATGGGTTACACTTAATCCTAATCCAACTCAAAGTGTAGAGGAATGGACTGCAGGTGCATTTGATTGTATTGCAGATGCTATTGACACGGAAGAATTAGAAGTATTCCATTATCATAAAGCTATTATAGATACAAACTACAAGCTATGGCATGATACTAATTCAGAGTTCTATCACGACTTTATGCATTATTTCAATCGTGTGTCAGGATTTAACGATGAGTATTTCGCTAGAAAAAATATTCCTTTTGATAATGGTCATGTTAACGTCAGTAGCTTTACTGTTAACTACGAAGAGTATGATGGATTTGAAGATAGAGGGGAGTTATCTTTTCCTAACCTTCCACCTAACCAGTGGTATATGGTTGACTTATTCCCCGGTTACAACTTTAACTTACGTGGTAGTGCCTATCGCAGTGACAGTGTAACACCATTAGGACCTAACAAAGTATTGATTGAGTTCCGTGGCTATGGATTGCGTAAAGATACACCAGAAGAAAGACAGACACGTATTAAACATCATAACTCTATATGGGGTCCGTTTGGTCGTAACTTACATGAAGACCTTATTGGTGTAGCAGGTCAAGGTACTACAATGCGTACAGGTACAGAACCTAGAAATATTTTACATGGAAGACATGAGAATGGCACAATACATGACGAAGTAGGTATGCGTCATTATTATGCTGAATGGTCAAAGTGGATGGAGACTGATGCAAGTAATCCTGCACTTGCGGCATAATGATTGAGTTTGTACTTGTTGTATACATGGGAGCAACTTTAATAAACCAAACACAGCGGTTTGAAGATATGGATAGATGTTTATACTTTGCAGAAAAGTTATCTAAACAAAATCCAGTGCCTATAGGAGATGGTAAACGAGTTAAAATAACTGCAGTATGTAAACCTATATCAAAATAAGGAACTAAGATATGGACCCAATTACAGCAATTGCTGCAGCAACGACTGCCTACAATGCAATTAAGAAAGGCTTTCAAGTAGGTAAAGAAGTTGAATCTATGGCTGGTGATTTGGGTCGTTGGATGAATGCCATTCACCATGTTAAGAAAGAACACAATGTTGCAAAGGGTCGTAGGTTTGGTAGCGTAGAGGAAGAAGCATTAGAAACATTTGCTGCTAAGAAAAAAGCAGAGCAGATGGAAAACGAACTACGTAACTTTATTATAGGCCAATATGGTATGAATGCGTGGCAAGAGATTATACGTATTCAAGGTGAACTTAGAAAGAAACAAAAAGAAGAAGCACGTAGAAAAGCAGAAGAACGTGAACAGTTAATATATAATGCTACTATTATAGGTTTGATTGTATTCTTTTTATCATTTCTTCTACCGTTTATTTGGTTTGTGTATGAAGGATTACAGTGATATAATAAGGAATGTTAAATGGCGTTAGCAAAATCACAGAGGAGCTTAAAAGCTTGGACAAAACAAAAGTGGAGAACCAAGAGTGGTAAACCATCCACACAGGGTTCAAAAGCAACAGGTGAGCGTTACCTACCAGAAAAAGCTATCAAAGCGTTATCCGCAAAAGAATATGCAAAGACTTCGGCAGCTAAAAGAAAAGGACGCAAAGCTGGAAAGCAACATGTTAAGCAACCTAAAGCTATCGCTAAAAAGGTGAGAAAGTATAGGAAAAAGAAATGACACAAAGTAAGTTTCCGGGAGTTAAAAGGTTACCATCAGGAGGTATTGAGTATCGTGGTAAAAAGTTTGCTGGCTTTAATAAGCCTAGAAAATCTGACAGACCAGGTAAAAAGATTATGGTTCTGGCTAAAGAAGGTGACAAAATTAAACTTATACATGCTGGCGAT